GCTAGGTGTACCTAATGCACCACCGTTTACAACAAAAGCTCCAGCAGTTCCCACATTGACCGCTAATGCTGTTGCTACACCAGTACCTAGACCTGTTATTGAACCAACCGCAGGAGTTACGGTAGTATTTCCAGCCAAAGTCAATTGACCTTGAGCGTTCACAGTGAAGGTAGCTACTTGAGTTGCAGAACCATACGCACCAGCAGTTACCGCTGTATTGGTAATGCTAAATTGAGTTCCAGTAAGGGTTAACCCTGTACCTGCTGTGTATGCTCCTGCACCAGAAAACTGTATCCAAGTAACAGGGCTTGTACCAACAACAGTTACTGGGTCAGTCTGAACCCAGCCTGTATTAGCATAAAGATTTCCGTAAATGATAAAAGTAAAGTCACCGCTTGCCATCTCAGTAGCGGTATCAAAATCAGTTGCACGAGTTAAAACCGTACCGCCTGTTGCCCATGTGTAGATACCATTGTTAGCTTGTGTTGCTTCGTTTTTTACTAATATGCGGTTGGTATTAAGTAAGGTGTATCCATCAAGAATTGTCAGCGGAACGGACAAAGTCAGCGTAGCGCCTACGCCAGCAGTGCCGTTATTGTAAGTAACTGTGCCACCAGTAATCGAAGCTAGTGTGGCAGGAGTAGCGGCGTCACAAGACGCATGGACATGAAGCCCTTCAGCAACCGCATCTACATACTGTTTAGTCGCTAAATCAAGCGCCGCAGTTGGGTTTTGAGTTACGGTTACTGTAGTCAGTCCACCTAAAGTTAAGCTTGTAGCTCCCAATGAAATAGCTGTTGTACCGATGGTTACAGAGCTATTTGTCAATCCAGCGTTTGGAATAGTAGCAACAGCTGTAACCGCTGATGTTCCATTGCCTACTAGATAACCAGTAAGGGTCGTTGCCCCTGTACCACCGTTAGCCACATTCAATGTGCCAGCAAGAGTGACTGCGCCAGTTGTAGTGGCAGATGGGGTAAACCCTGTGCTTCCAGCACTAAAAGAGCTAACAGTAGCAGAACCATTGCTTGCAGAAGTAATCTGACCTTGTGCGTTTACAGTAATACTTGCGTATGTATAGCTTCCTGCTGTGACAGCGGTATCTGCTATAGAAATCGTACCTGTGCTGGTAATTGGACCACCTGTTAGACCTGTTCCTGTAGCAATCGAAGTAACGCCAGAACCAGAAGCAAACGCTGACCAAGCACCGTTTACATAACCCTCAAACAAGGCTATGGTGGTGTTATAACGAATCATTCCGTTTACACCAGATGGACGAGCACCTGTTGTACCAGCAGGAACAGTTAAGGATGCAGAGCCTGGTATTACAGGATTACTTGCAATTCCGATGGTTGGGCTACCGCTTGCACCGTTACCATTTGTAACTGATATTTGGTCTGTAGTGCCAATAATAGTCAAAATGCTGAGCGAACTTGAACCATTAATAGCGACTAAACCTGTTCCACTAGCGCTTGCTAAGGTCAATAAATTACCAGTTAAAGCGATGGTTGGGTCACCTGATACACCAGTACCGTTAGTAACGCTTAAACCGCTTCCAGAGATGGCAATTGAGCGACTAATGACTGTAGAGCCAGATTTGACTAAAACACCGTTAGAAAGAGCATTAATCGTGGATATAGCCCCTGTTAAACCAATACTAAATGTAGACTGAGCTCCGCCATCGGTTAGGCTCAAACCGCTTCCTACCGCTAAATAACGGCTATTCGGAAGACTTGCTTCTTGGTTTTTGGTAAGGAATGTCTGGGTTAGCGTAGGAGCACTAAGGATATTCGCAATCGTAGTTTGGACAGTTTGACCGCTCTGAACAATGGGAATCAGCTCTGTACCTGTAATGGCTGATGGAGCTGTTGGGAGTTGCGATATGCGTATATTTGCCATAATTAAGAAGCCTGTTGACCGCTAATTGAAATAGTTAATCCAGTAGCTGAAGCTTGCACCTGAATTGTGTCACCAGAGAACAAAACTTGTGTCCCCGTCCAATGATAACTGGTGTTAGCGGCTAATGAAACACCGTAAAAGATTGCATTTGCTGTACCTGCTGTACCTGTAGCTGGGACTAAAAATACATTGTATGTAAGAGCTCCAGCCGTTGTATTGGCAATTATGATGTCTTGTATGGTTGCACGAGTGCTTGCAGGGGTTGTATATACCGAAACCACGCCAGTAGTCATAGCTACTTGAGCCATCTTAACTGGTACAAAGACTTCAAAGGTAGGAAGAATAGGTGTCATTATGGGCTCAAGTTATCGAGGTTGCCATCAATGTCGTCTTCTGATGTCTCAGGAGCGATACCAAATTCGCCTTCTGTAAGTGGCGTAGCAGGATTGATATTTGGTGCTTGATTAGGGTCATTACCTGTATATGGGTCAGTGGTAATTGCATCACCTGTAGTAGCAACATCTGCATCTGGGCGAGGAAACCGTACTGAAATCTTCTCAGTTTGGCGAGGAGGAAGCCTATAAGGGTCACGCTCATCGTTGCAACCTTCGTTACAGACACGCAAACCTGGCAAGTTTCTATCTTGACCAATATCACTGTATGCCCTCTTCATCTTGCATCTGTCGCAGATTGCAATTGTGAGGACAGAGTTTCCGTGAGTATCTAACCATTTTGGCATGAATTATCTCGTGTACGGAGAGATGTTAGGTGCAAAGTAGATAGGTGACTTATCACGCTCTTCTTGTTCGGCTTGATTTAGGTACTTTTCAGCCTGAACTTCGCAATAAGCAATGCGTGCAGGGTCAACATTAGGCAATTCCATCGCCATTTGGTGAGCCAACATGTTTTGAATAGCTAAATACCAACGCTGTGGTATCTCAATCTCACCTGAAAGTGCTCCAACATCCTGAATATAGCGTGAGCACCACGCCACTATCTGTGGGTAATACACATTCGGTGTGGGCCAAAGGTACATTTCTGGCTGAGGAATCGTTCTATTGAACCAATACTGCAACGGACGGTTGCTAGTAAAGTTCTTATTTGGCAAATTGGTGTAATCGTCACGGTTTAAGCGTGCCAACGGGATTTCGTATGGGTTTGAACCAAAGACAACCTGATAAACACCCATGTTTGCACCAGCTGTTTGCAATATTCTCCAATACGGAGCACTTGCTGATGGGTCAAGGTCGTAATAAATCCATTTACCAGCTACCCAGCTTTCCGAGCCGGGGCTATATATTGTTGCCCATGTAGTTCCATCTTGGGAATACTGAATTTGAACGGTTACAGAAGCTGAAATAGCAGGCAATATGCCTACTGTAGCCATGTAAATGTCGTTTCCAGAGCCATTATTGATACCAATAGAGCTGGAATTGTTAGTACATTGGCAAATGTTGGTGTATTGACCATCAAATGCATTTGAACCATTACCAGTGGTCGAATAACCACCAGTAGTGTTCTGAGTTACGGTACGGATATTAGCGTTTAGGACATCATTAACGCTTACTGGAAGACTCCAAATGTATTCGTCTGGGGTCAAGCCATAGACAACCTTCTCAATTGCCCAATACTGAATGCCACGGTTAGCTAAATTAGAAAGAAGATAAAACAGGCTGTCTTTAGACGCATTAACCTGCTCATTGGTCAGCTCTTCGGCTAATTTACCTGCTCTACGAGCTCCATGGTCAATTAGATTTTGAACCGATATAACTGTCTGACCGTATTCTCCACTTGTACTCATTAATCACCATCCTGGGCATTTCCAGCGTTTTAAAGAGGCTTTTGCTCTAGGAGCATCACCTTTTGACTTTTCTACTACACCGCTCATTCTTGCACAGAACGAATCTTTTCTTGCACCACCTTTGGGTTGCGGGGCTTTCAAATTCGACCCCGTCTCCCTATTATACTTCGCACGACCTTTAGCAGTAAGTCCTGCGCCTTGCTTTACTGACAGCTTTTCACCACGACCAACACTCAATGATGGATTTTTTGCCATGATTTAATAACAAAGTTTTGTTGCTTTGCCACCAGTTTTCTTCTTAGCAGTCTTAGCCGATTCAACAAAGTCCGCTTTAGAAGGCGCACCTTTAGCACCAGCTTTACGCATTCTTTCACCAGAGCCAGCCTTAATACGAGCACGCTTCTTTTGAATATTTTCGTACAAACCGCCACTTTTGAATTCTTTACCTTTATCCGCCTGAGCAAAGTCTTTTCCGACTTTTTGTGGAATTCCTACTTTTTTAGCAAACTTAGGACTGTGTGCCACAGCTTCCATCAAGTTGTGTTGAGCCTTAGACTTGCTTGGCATATTAAGTTCCTACGCCAGTAACATTATTGTTATTTTCAATGTAAATACCTTCAAATTCAGCAGACACATTAGAAGCGCCAGCTGAAGCCACTGCCCTAATTTCAATGTCTGTCTTTTCAGCAAAAGCAAGCGGTGTGTGCAAGTCAAGCACAAAGTCTCCACTGCCGGGTGTTCGTGTAGAACTTTGCTGTCTAAACACGCCACCAAATGGGCGTTGAATTAACTGAAAGTTTGTAAATGCGTTTGCGGTTGAGTTTCCAGATGAGTAGAAAGTACCCATTAAATACAGGGTGTAGCCAGCTGGCACTGTCCAAAACGCCATCTGCGTTTGGTTTGCACCAATAGCAATCATTCCGTATACAGTTGCTGGTACACCAGAGGTAACAGTTCCCGTACCAGCGTAGATAACGCCTACGGCAGTTGCGCCAGAACCAGCGGTAACAACAAACATACGAGAAATGCGTAAGTAACTATTAACAGTGTTGACTGCGGTCTGCCCATTAAGAATTACTGTTTCGCTAATTTCGTTGTAGTTAGCGTCAAGACCAGCAATTAAAATTGTTCTTGCGCCAGTACCAGCTGCAGCGTCATCTGCGCTTGAACTAGAAATTTTCATTACAGTAGCGGTGGTGGGGTATACATATGTACCACCTTGCGCCCAAACTGTTTCAACAGAAGTGCCAACATCGCCATTAATGCCAAACTTAAACAGTGTTTTGTGACCCATGATTTGACCACGAGCAACTTGAAGCTCAAATGGCTCATATGTTCCAGCTCGTGTTACCGAAGCAACAATGTTATTACTCATAATTTATCCTTGAAAAAGGTGGGAGCCGAAGCCCCCAGCCAATTTAGCACTTAGCCATTTTCTTCATTGCAGTGTAGCCACCTTCAGATTTGCAGACCATTTCTGCATGACCGCCTTCTTTGTACCCAGCTACCATACCACCGCTTTTGTACTTAGAACGCTCGATACCGCCAGTTTTTGCACTGGTTTTTCCGCCATGCTTATATTTGGATAGCTCAATACCGCCAGTTGCTCCCTTTTTATTGGAACGAGTAGCACTGATACCGCCCAGAAGACCGCCCGGTGTATTGTCCTTAGCATATTTAGAAGAACCGCCCATCTTCAAACCTTTATGAGCTTTAGAAGCTTTCATAGATTCATGAGATTTAAGCTCTTTTTCAACTTTGCCAATCTTCTTCATTTCAGCTTTGTGAACAGACTTAGACTCAACTTCTCCGCCCTTCTTACGCATAACGGACGCAGGAGCTGAACCCATAGACATAGGTTGTTGCATAGGAGCACGACCCATAGAAGCGGAAGGAGACATGCGAGCTTTAGGACGCATAGGGTATCCAGCCATTGGGTTTCCACCCATAGCCATCTTCTTGGTTTTGCCACTTTTTTTCATGCCCATGCCGACTTCGTCTACAGAAGGTTCTGTAGTCATCATCTTTGGCTCACGCATAAACTTTTTCTTAGTTGCTTTCATTTAAGTCTCCTAATTAAGCTTGAGTTACGCCAAGAGCGCCAACACGGGTTGCATTTGGACCTACGGCAATCGCAGGAAGGGCAATAGAGATGACTAAACGCTTGATACCGTCACATGCTCCATCAGGGTCAAAAGTTCCACGAACATCACCAGTTGTA